ATTATAGTAAGTACATTACATTGAGCCCAAAAACAGAAATGGCTAAACGATTCCATTTTAGTAACGGAGCAACTCTGTTACAAGAAAATCACGAATCTTATAATTTTGAGTACAAATGAAAAAAGAAGTAATTGATTTGTTAGAAAAGAGAATAGCAGAATTACAATTTGAACCAAACGAAATATCACAAGGTATGACAGGTTCGTTTCTTTCGTTCCAAATGTATTTAGGCACGGCAGAATTATTATCAGAAGAAGACTTTTATAATAAAACATATGAACCATATCTTTATAGTAGACATAGCGAAATTTTAGGCGAAGTAAATAATATTCCTAAAGAAAATTTGACTTTTGATTATAACGATCACGAAGTAAAAATAGATTGGTCAAACACTCATATAATAGACAAATAATGGTAATACGAGGTAATATGAAAATTCCTGTAGGCGGTACAGGATCTGCTGAAGAAGCATTAGATGATTTAGCAAAAATGCTTTGGGAATTAGGCGGCAAAAAAGGCACGTTAGAAGAAGCAGAAAAAGATTGCAGAACTGCCTTAGGCATCGCAAGAAAAGAAATAAAAGACGAATTTAATGTAAAATTTGGTTGACTTCTTTGTGTAAGATTGTATAATACTTGTATGATGAATAACAAAGCAGGAGACAATATGGCAGAATTTAACACAGGCGATATGGTAGTTGTTCATACGTTAAATGATTTAGTCGGCGAAGTTACTAAAAAATCACTTAATGGCGATAAAGAATATGATTACATGGTACACTACGAAGATGGTGCATGTGAATGGTGCGAAGTAAGTGACTTGAGAGAAGCAAACGAGTTAGATGATTGGTGTTTAACTCAACAAAAATCCTGCTATTAATAAAAAAAGGTTGACATTTATTACAAAGATAGTATAATACTTGTATAGGTTAAATTAAGTTAACTCCAATAAGGAATGCTTATGTTTATTTTTGCTTCAATCCAAAACGCAATGTTTAAACTGCAAGTAGAAGGTAAAAATGTACATGGCCCATTTAAGATGCAAGCAGACTTTGCATTAGAAGATACTGAACGAATGGGTTTGTACCTTAGGCAATTCCAAAAACAATCCGTAGCAACTTCATCCAGCATTGACTTTCCAGAAGAAGACGGAGCACCAGAAGGTTTTGATGCTCGCGAAAAACTTGGAAATGCAATGCAATTTGCATGGTCCTAATATGAAATTTATTATATTATTAGGTATTGTGTATTCTTACATTTCGTTTTTTAGCGAATGGAACTTTTATATATTGGGATTTTAATGAAATTCTTTATCGTAGAAACTACAAAAGCAATAATGTTGTTTAGTATGGTGTATATTTGGTCAATTATTATCCTCTCATTATAAATAGAATTATGGCAACGAAAAGCAATTTGTTAAAAAAGGTACCGAAGAAGAAAAAAAGAATGACTCTTGTTGAGGCTGACGAAAAGTATACAGGTGTAGAGCCTGACTTTCACGAAGGCGAAACAACCCGGGACAAAATTATGCAAGGGCTTAATTATTATGCCTATCATAAGAATGTCAAAGACGCTAAAAAATACATTGTAGATTATTTGGTTTCTTTAGAGGACAAAGAAAAATCCAAGCAAGTTAAAGCATGTCCGGATGTATTTGTTATTCCTACTTACGGTTACATTGCACGAATGGCAACTAGGGGTGCAACTTTTGATGTAGATATGGATGTTGAAGATAGGCTTAATCAACATATTGATTATCTTGCACATCAAGGTACTATTAAGAAAGAAGTAACTAAGGAAAAGCAAGAACAACGAGCGGCTGGCCCTACTATACAAGATAGGATTAAAGAGCAAGCAGACGAAATGGATGCACAATTTTTAGAGTGGGTAGATACATATGTAGGTAGTCCTAACTTGTTTAATCCTACTATAATTGATCCATATGCTCATTTAATAACTAACGGATGTACACAAGCTCATGCAAGGCGTATTAAAAAAGATTGGGAGATTGAGCTAGATGAGTATAACGAAGCTCTTAAAGGAGAAGATGAAGATCTTAAAGAAGCATATAAGCATTTAACTAAAGATAAACGGTTACAAGGACTTGTAGCTCTTGTAACTAAATTTATTGATGCATGTGATGTTATTATAGGCGAATCAAAGGCAACACGAAAGCAACGTAAGAAAAAGCCAGTAAGTGTTGAAAAACAAATCGGTAAACTTAAATTTAAACAAACAGATGTTGGACTTGGAATTACTTCCGTTAACCCTGCTAACATTGTCGGTGCTACTATGGCAGTTATATATCAGTGTAAGTATCGTAAACTTGGTGTTTATGTAGCAGGCGATGAAACAGGATTTAAGGTAAAAGGTACATCGATACTTAACTACGATGAAGATAACTCCACTAAAAAGACTCTCCGTAAACCTAAAGAGCAACTTGGTTTTGCTAAGAAGGCTACACGTCATAAGTTTGGTAAATGGTACGAGTCAGAGGTAAAGACCACAGAAACCAAACTTACAGGACGTTTTTCCGACGATACAGTTATCCTGCAAGTATTCAAATAACATACAAGGTCTCCGATAAATAATATATGCGGAGACCAGTATGGCTACAACTCGACAAGAACTTTCAAAAGAAATAGAATTATCCCTAGGCGGAGGGATGGTAGATGTTGAGCTAGATCCTGAACATTATGATCTAGCAATAAACAAAGCATTAGCAAAATACCGTCAACGAAGTTCAAGATCGACAGAAGAATCTTTTGTTGCAATAACTTTAAAATTAGAAGTCAGCGACTATGTTTTACCTGCCGAAGTTATAGAGGTAAAGGATATTTACAGACGACAAACAGGATCATTTGGTTCAGGTACAGGTGCAGACATAGAACCATTTGAGGCGGCTTACCTTAATACATATATGTTACATTCAGGTAGAGCAGGAGGGTTAGCAACATTTGAAGCATACCATGAAATGCGAGAACATTTGGGCAAAATGTTTGGTTCTGAATATATGTTTACATGGAAGCCATATAATCATACACTAACTATTCATAGAAAAGTTAAATCAGATGACGATGTATTTGTGCATTGTTATAATTACAAACCTGATACAACTTTACTTGCAGATACATATTCGGGTTCGTGGTTACGAGAATGGTCAATAGCAGAATCAAAAATGATGCTGGCAGAAGCAAGAGGTAAATTTGCTACTATTGCCGGTCCACAAGGAGGCACTACTCTTAATGCAGAAACTTTAAGAGCAGATGCAAATCAACAATTTGAATCACTAGAGAACGACCTTAACACTTACGTTGATGGCGGAGATCCTCTAGGTTTTGTTATCGGTTAGAATGAGCAATAATAAAGAAGTTGTCTTGGACAGCTATGATATGAAGACTGCTCCGTGCGGTCTAGACAATTCATTTATATTAGAGTATCCAAAAATATTTGATCGAGGTTGGTGTGCTGACATAATAAAACGATACCATGATTTAGAAACAAAAGGAATGACTGATATTTCGGATGCAGGTGCAGATAGAACTTTACACGGCCAGTCAAAGCGAGCAAAAGGTTCTCATGTATGGTTAAATCATATTAGCCAAATAGACATGACTGCATCAGTACATTTAGATCCATTATGTAGATTTTTCTTTGATACATTAGCCACCGCAGTAAAAATATATAAAACAAAATATAGAGAAGGATTTTGGATGCCGTTGTCTTGTAATGATATGAAGGTACAACGAGTTAGAGCAGGAGGTGGTTTTCATGCATGGCACAGTGAATGGAGTAAAGAGAATTCGGCAAGACAACTTGTTTATCAAGTATATCTAAATGACTTACCGGATGGAGAAGGCGAAACTGAATTTATATATCAAGGCGTTAGGTGTAAACCAGAAGTAGGTAAATTATTAATTTGGCCTGCAGGATGGACACATACTCATAGAGGCAACCCTAATTATTCAGAAGATAAGTATGTTGTAACAGGATGGATTCATAATAACGATATAAATTTATATAACCAAATAGAATGAGCCTCAAAGATCTTACAAAAGAACAACATACAAATGCAGAAAGACAAAAGTTTGTTCCCATTCTTATGAGTGGGAAAATAGAAGTTAATGTATATTTTCATTATCTGGTAAACCAACATGCATGTTATAGTGCATTAGAAAGTTGTCAATTTAACTTACCTGATAGTAGATTAAAACGAGCATCTGCAATAGGCAAAGACACAGAAGAATTAAAAGTAATGGGGCCCATACCTAACACCTGTTACAATTTAGAATCCAGTACAAAAAAATATGTAAAATATGTACAGAAGAAAATAAAAGACGAAGATCAATTTTTAGCTCACGTATATGTTCGTTATTTAGGCGACTTGAGAGGCGGACAAATGATTGCTAAAAACGTGCCTGGCAACGGACACTATTATCAATTTGAAGAACCAAAAGAATTAGTAGAATCTATATATAGTAAACTACATGATGGTATGGTAGATGAAGCAAGATTAGTTTTTGATTTTGCTACAGAATTATTTAAAGAATTATATGCAAGACATTTTTCAAACTCTAAAAGAATGCGAGGAAACACTCCTTGATCAATTAGTACAAACAGGAACTGAAGTCCCTGATCATCATGAATGGCCGTGGAGAAACTATGTATTTGAATCTCCATATTATCGTAGGGCCCATTTAGATGCAGTACAAACTGACAAATTATATATGTTTCATTTATGTATTTTCCCACAAGTATATAATCCTGCCCCTATATATGGTGTAGACGTCATTGCTGGCAAGAATATTGTTAGTGGAGCATTCCATGATTTTAGTACAGCCGGAGATGATGAACATTATATGATGAATTGGTTTGCAAAAAAAGTAAAACCGTATAATTGGTCAAAAACAAGAGAACTTCCTAAATGGGCTCAAAACATATTCAGCCCTAGTATGATAGCAGTCAGTAGAAGTAAAGAACCACAAGACTATATTAATTTTTGTAATTTAGCAGTAGAAAACTTAGATTATTATCTAAAAGAATTAAATGTTTGTAATGCACATGCATTAGATTACGAACAACATTTTACAGTTGATGATCAAAATTGGTATTGTAAAAACCAAAAAGAAAATCCTCATACACCAAAAGTAATGAGTAATTTTTGTGACGACGAAGAAACCGTTCGTAAATTTATAGAAGAATGTTTATTTCCTGAAATGAAATGAATTTTATATATCCGTTTCAGCCGCCTGCTATACTAAACAAAGAAGTAAACACGGTATTAATAGATAAAATTAATAACCAGTGTAACGAACTGCTACCTAATAAACAAGAACTAGAAGCAACATCGCAATTATTAGATACATTTCCGCATGGTGATGCAGTTAATATCTATTATCCAATAGAAGAATTACAAAAAGAAATCATTGAGGCCAGTTATTATTATATAGGATCATTTGAAAATACTACTAACACTACTGTAATACCAGAAGGTAATAGATTAAATATTGCCAAAATGTGGTTCTTAGATCTTTATAACAAAGACTACTTAAATGCTCATCATCATGGAGGTAATCTTCTTTCGGGTATTATATATTTAAAAATACCAAATGTACCAAAAACTTCTTATCCTAATGGTTGTATAGAATTTACATATAATCCAATGGTATTACCTGAAAAATTAATTAATTCCAATACGTTTATGTTAGAACCAAAAGAAAAGCAAATGTATATATGGCCTTCTTGGTTATTTCATACAGTCTATCCGTATTACGGAAATGAAAGTCGCAGATCTTTAAGTTTTAATATAAATATAGCCCCCGTATAACCGCCTGGTTTTACTGATCTACCGATAAATAATTTAAATAATGAATTTAGTCATTAATAGTGAGGAAATAATATGGCAACTTTAGTATCACCAGGTGTTGCAGTTTCTGTTATAGACGAAAGTTTTTATGGCTCTGCCGGTGCTGGTACTGTTCCTTTAATTATGTGTGCTACTGGACAAGATAAAACACATGTAAGTGGTTCAGGTAAAGCATCAGGTACAGTCGCATCCAATGCAGGAAAACTTCAACTTATAACTAGTCAGCGAGAACTCATCCAAACTTTTGGAACACCTTATTTTAGAACAGTTTCAGGTACCGCATCTAACGGCGACGAAGTAAACGAATATGGTTTACTTGCCGCATATAGTTATTTGGGAGGTGCTAATAGAGCATATGTGTTGAGAGCTGACGTTAACACTACACAATTATTACCAACTACAACAGAGCCAAAAGGCGACCCAGCTAATGGAGCACTTTGGTGGGATACTGCTAATTCAGTTTATGGATTGTTTGCATGGTCATCTAATTCAGGTTCATGGGTTAAGCAAACAGTAACTCCATTCACTGCGGCACAAATGACAGCCAATGCACCAACCGCGGCAGCCAATGGAGCAGGAGCGGGCGATTTTAGAATTGCCGTTGTAAATGCTTCAGGTAAAGCATTAGGAACAGATGTTGCAGATGCTGGAATATTTGAATGGGACGGATCGGGATGGCAAGTAGTTAGTCAAGGTAACAAAGGTGCGTTAAATGGCGGGTCAGGTAGAGATAAAGTAACAGTAGGACCTTCATCAGCACAACCTTCTAGCCCAACTGATAAAGATTTATGGTTTAAAACATCGTCAGATGGTCAAGGTACTAGCCTTGTTGTTAAAAGTTACAATTCTTCGACTAGTTCATTTGATGCAAAAACAGTTAAGTTTTATGCTAACGATGCTACCGCGGCACAACCTGGTAATTTTGATAGCGGTAGGCCTGCAGATATTATTGTTACAAGTTTAGATACTGCTGCATTACACGCAGGAGCCGCATCTGCTACAACTTCATCCTTTGTTATCTTGGATGGAGGTTCAGGATATACATCTGCACCAACTTTAACAGTTTCAGGTAATGGTACTGCTGAAGCAGTTATTACAAATGGTGTTGTAACAGATGTTGTAGTAACGGCAGTAGGATCAGGTTATAGTGATATGCCTACAGTTACAACAACAGGCGGAATTAATCCACCTGCAGGATCAATTTATGCAGTCGAGGATACAACAACCGATGTTGCAGAGATTGCATTAAAAACATTCGACGGAACATCTGCTACTTCTGCAGCAGTTGCTGATGCAACTAGTACATATGCTGCCGCAGGAGAATTAGAAGCAAGTGCAACGGCTATTGTAGGCGAAACTGCTAATGGTACATTATGGTATGATAGTTCTGCTACAATTGATTTGTATGTTAATACGTCAAGTGTATGGATTCCTAAAACAGTTTCTGGTTATGGTACAACAGCTCCGACAAGTCCAAGTAATGGCGATGTTTGGGTTGACACAAATGATACTGATAATTATCCTTTAATTAAAGTATATAATAGTACAACAGGATTATGGGACTCTAAAGATAATACAGATCAGTCTACTGCAAACGGAGTTGTATTTGCAGACTTAACTGCAACGGCAGCAGACACTACTTATAATAGTGGTGCCACAAGATTAGCAAATGCACCTAATGGAGCATTGTATCCAGAAGGTATCATGTGTGTTAATATGACACGTTCTACTAATCAAGTTAGAAAATATGTTTCTGCAGAAACAACAACTTGGAAATGGCGTACTGCGGCAGGTAATAAAGCAAATGGCGCAGGGTATTTTGGTAGAAAGTCACAAAGAGCAGTAGTTGTTAAAGCAATGCAAGCATCATTGGTTTCTAATACAGAAATTAGAGGCGATAGTGTAAACATAACATTGATTTCCGCTCCTGGATACCCAGAATGTGCAGATGAAATGTTAACATTAAACGTAGATAGAAAAGAAACTGCATTTGTTGTTATTGATTCACCATTCAGGCTTGCACCTACAGGCGTAACGGCATGGCAAGCAGGAACAAGTGCATCCGAAAATGGCGAAGATGGATTGATTACATCTGGATCACAATGTGCAACATACTATCCAAGTGGATTAGCAACAAACACCGATGGTACATCAGTTGTAGTACCAGCATCACATATGGTACTTCGAACTTTAAATTACAGTGATTCGGTTTCTTATCCTTGGTTTGCACCAGCAGGATTGACACGAGGGCTTATTTCAAATGCAACTAATGTTGGTTATTTGGACAGTGAAGGTGAATTTGTTGCAACCGCCCTTAATCAAGGTCAGCGAGATACCTTATATACTGCTAAAGTTAATCCTATTACAAATTTTCCAGGTCAAGGACTATTTGTATATGGACAGAAAACTTTAAGTCCTACAGCAAGTGCATTAGATAGGATTAATGTTGCTAGACTCATTGCTTATCTAAGAGATAGGTTAGATCCTTTAGCAAGACCATTTGCATTTGAGCCAAACGATCAGGCAACAAGAGCAAATGCTCAAGAATCAGTTTCAAGGTTCTTAGGAGACATTATGTCTAAACGTGGTATATTTGATTATGCCGTTGTATGCGACGAAACAAATAATACTGCGGCAAGAATTGATAAGAATGAATTGTATATTGATATTGCAATAGAACCTGCCAAGGCAGCAGAATTCATTTATATTCCAATTAGGATCGTAAACACAGGTACATTATAATATAAGATAAAGGTAGTAAATTTATTTTACTGCCTTTTTTCTTGATCAAAAATTCTGACGGAATCTTATAAATACATATAATATAGAACGTGGTAAGGAGACATGTAAATGGCAAATTTAACAAAATTTGGAGTACCGACAGGTGGCACGACTACTCCTGTGTTGATGCCTAAATTGCAATATAGATTTAGAGTCGAATTTAGAAGTATAGGCGGATCTGCAGATAGCAAATCCCTAACACACCAAATAGTTAGTGTTACCAGACCTACATTAACACACGAAGAAGTCACATTAGATGTGTATAACTCTCGTGTTTATCTTGCTGGTAAGCATACTTGGGAGCCTATTACTCTTGTTATAAGAGATGACGTCGATAATAATGTTATTAAATTAATCGATGCTCAGTTGCAAAATCAAGTAGATCACCACGAACAATCAGCGCCACTAGCCGGAGCCCAATATAAATTTACTACTATTATAGATACATTAGATGGTAGAAATGATGAAAGCACAGGTCCTGATATTTTAGATACTTGGACATTAGGCGGATGTTTTATTCAATCTGCAGCTTACAATGAATCTAATTATGCAACAAGTGATGCACAAATTATCAATTTGACTATTAGATACGATAATGCAAAACACGTAGACGATGTTGGATCCAATTTACTTGCAGGTCAGAGTGTAGACACAGGTTTATTAGGCGCAACAACCAATAGTAACTAAGGGAGTGAAAATTGGCGTATTTTGGTAAAATCTTACGGAACTACGCTGATCACTCTTTTGGAACAGTTACTTCAGGTGGTAGACCACTGCCTGAATTACCTAGATCTAAACATGCATTTGTTGTTAAATTCTATACAACAAGAAATACAGGCAAAGGTAAAAAAGCATGGCGAGATATGCTTTTAGATCTATCGTTAATTGTTCAAACATGTGATCTGCCTAGTTACCAATTTGAAACACAAACATTAAATCAATATAATAGAAAGAGAATTATCCAAACAAAGGTAAATTGGAATCCTATTTCTATTAGATTTTTAGATACCAGAGATAATAAGTTTCAAACAGTGATGGATGAATATTTTAAATGGTATTATAAAGATGGTAGAGAAAAAGAATATCATTTTGGGCAAGGGGCCTGGGTACCTGATACAGTAGACGAAGCACCATTTTTAGATAAATTTGGATTTCAACCTCCGTTTTCTCATGGTAGTAGAGCAAGAAGCCAAAAAAGAAAATTTATACAAGCAGGACCTTCGGATTCGGCAACTCCTCCTGCATCAGTTGAAGATTCAGCAAGTGAACCGGCAATAAATTTTGAAAAATACTTTTTTAGTAAAATAGAAATAATTAGACAATATGGTGGTAGAAATAAACCTGTAGAATCACCTATATGCATTTATAATCCAACGATTGTTAGTATTCAACACGATACTTTAGATTATAGCACAGCACAACCAATAACATGGACGGTACAATTTGCATATGAA